GGCTATCACGGTATACTCACGCACCAAGCCATCAACAGTTGCAAGGTATTCTTCTTCTATCGCGTTGCGTAGCTGAACCCTTGCCGCTATAGCCCATTCGAGATCAAACAGCTCGCCATCCTTAAGCGGGGCAGTTGCCATCAGATCAGTTATGCGATCTTCTAGCTTAACCAAAGCGGCAGCCAATTTCTCTTGGTGGCTATCCGCCCTAGCTATTACCTCTCTTAGCTGATCAACGTCTGCTGGCATTAGGCTTCAGGCTCTATAACTTCCGGCGTGAATAAGCCTAAAGACTGGCCTGTAGATTCAATTTCAACGTGCGCTTTAGCAAGATTCTCGTCATCAAGTATCAGGTCGGCGATCTTCTTATCAACTTCCTGCATCAGTGTTACCGACTTAACGCCACTAGAACGCATCTGCTGAAGGAATACCAACTCTTTGTCGTAGTCTCTTAGATCGAACGCATCAGGGTAGAAAACCTCAACGTCTGGGGTTACTTCCTGCCACTCTGCAAACAACTGCCATAGCTGCTCTTCAGCCAGCTCAAGGATATCGGCTTTCTCTGACAGCTTCGCGTTAAGCATCTGGAATTCAGTAGCCATCGCAACACCTGACATAGTTACTGCATCAGTACCACGAACAGCGCCCATGTGAGACATACGATTGATAGACTGCACCTTATCTTCAATAGCAGCGCGTACAGCGTCTAGGTTCTGACCGCTAGGCTGCATCTGATAGGGCTTCATGTTGCTATCCATATCATCCGGCATATTGATTACAGATCCAGCACCTGCGCTTGCATCGGTGTTGTACGTCTTAACCAATGTCGGGTGATTAGATATGCGAATAAGCTGCTCGATCTCTGACAGCTCTTGGTAAATAGCCTTCTGCATATAGGCAGCGTCTGACAGATCACTGATGCCGATACCGCGAACCACTGACCGTTGTGCAGGTAGGAACACGGCAGGAATCTTGCCTAGCGTGTTATCCATGCGCTCGATGAACTCATCTACCTCGTTAAGAGACTTCCAGCTTTCAATGCTGTCTTCACGCCAGATACGGTAGTAGGTTTCCTTCTCGGTGTCGCTAATCTCTTCGATAGCTTCACGAACCTTCAAGTAGACCAGTTTAAAGCGCCCCGAAGCAGTCCTTTCGTATTTCCAGTCCATCACGTTTTCAGGGGTGAACATGGTTACATATGGACGGATGTCTTGCGCCAACTCTTCAGCCTTTGTGCCAGCATTAGATGCGGGCTTATCAATCATCAGCCAAACATGACCATAGACAGAAGACCAGACCTGAGCCTGACGCATAAAAGCATTGAAGCCCCTACCGTCTAGGTCGGAGTCTTGCATAAAGCTAGCAATTGCTTGGTCATTAGCTAGAGAGTTAAACTGCCTGACAGGTGGAATGCGCCACAAGAAAGAACTGTAGATATGCACGATATTCTTACAGTGATTATCTAAGGGGGTTAGGTCAAGCCTGCGGTTGTATTCGTCTTTATCTTCGTTGACGTATCGAGTCAGATACCCGCCGTCCTTGTAATCCTCACCGCCCAGATAGCTGCGAAGGAAGAACTCCCAGCGATACTTGTTGTTGTCGTATTCTGGGTGCGTGTAATCAATATCTGTGCTTCTCATTAAGTCCACCTTGTGGGCTGTTGAATCTTATGTTCTGTGCGTACTGGGAACAAGTATTCCACCAAGTAACCTAAAGCATCATTCATGTGGTCGAAGCCGTCCTTGTTAGGCTGGCTCGTTCCTTCTTTGTATGTCTGGCGCTCTAAGCCTTTGATAGTCTGCTTGCATTTTGGGTCTATATACAAATAGCGGTCGCCACTACTAGAGAGCAACCTGCTATTTACCGCGTTTATACGATCCCGTACCAGTGCGTGACTGTTCTTCGACTTAACGCTGAATCCTGCGTTCTGTAAAATGCTCAGGTCTGTTCTACCACCTGCGCTTGTCTTCCTTTGCCGTGAGGCTGGGTCAGGGTAGATTATAACAGGTCTGTCGCCATACCTAGAACGTATCTCTGAAACCATCTCGTCAGTATTGCTACCGAACATAACGATTTCATCAATAGCCAGCAGCGTATTGCCATGACGCAAACAAACAACGGCGCTCATCGGGTCGATGTTAAAATCTAAACCGATGTGCAAAGTGCTGCCATTATCTTCTATTCTTTGAACGGAATCTTCACGGCTAAAGCCATAATAAATGATGCCGGAGTAGTTGACAAATGCAGCCTCGTACTCCTGCTGAAATGTGCGTTCATCTAGATCATTACGGGCAGCAGCAACTTCCTCTTCTGGTACGTTCCCACCCTGCAAAGTGGTGTACTGAAAGCTAGCCCAATTAGCATCACCATCAATACCCTTGCCCCAGATGTCGTAAAAGTGATTTCTACCTTTAGGCGTGCCGATAAATAAGCAACCGCCTTGACGGTCAGAAAGTGAAGGTCTAAGAACTTCATACCATGCTTCAGGACGCATATCTGCAAACTCGTCAAGCACAACAAAGTCCAAAGCTCGTCCGCGTAGGTTATTTGGCTTCTCTGCGCCCTTTAGAGCGATTACAGAGCCATTGATGAGGCGTAGGGTCAGGCTGGTCTCGTTGGTCTTAGAAACGTATTCTGGGGGTATAGAGGCTATCAGCATATCCCAAGCAATTTCTTTTGCAGCGCCGTAGGTTGGCGCGACATACCAGACGTTCCTGTTTGGGGCTTTAATCGCTTGCTCTAATAGCTTACCTGTAGACAGAAAGGTCTTTCCGAAGCGCCTGCCAGCCACAACGGAAACGAAGCGGCTAGGGCAGAGGAATATCTCACTCTGCGGTAGGGTTAATTGCACGCGGGTCGACTGTAATGTTGATCTGTGGAATTTCCTTTACTGGCTCAATGTACTTTTCGCCCCAGTTCTCTCGATCTCTGTGTTTTAAGTAAAAGATGATTGCCGTGTTGTCACCTTCCATAGCCTTTTCGAACAGCTTGTTAGTGATCTTGTCCATGCCGGAGCTTCTGCCCCTTTTTATAGCCTCCAGAAACTCTGGGTACTCGTTCTGCCTGTCGTACACTGTAGAGTCTGACACACCAAGGCAATCGGCTATTTGTGATACCGTAAGACCGCGAGAAGCCATTTCTGCGGCTTGCTCGCATATAGCCTCGTCAGGTATCCACTTAGGTCGTCCGGTCATCTATGCCTCTGTGCCGAAGGTTTCTTGATGGTTCATCGAAGGATGATGCTGCATTACGCTATCTTCGTCTGGCGGTAACGAGCTGCTTCTCAGGTCTACTGAGTCGCACCAAAGTATTAAAGCAGCCTTTATCTGAAAAGTTGCTGCTGGATTTTCCATTATATTCTGCGTGATATTATCAACTTTTACTAGCAAGTCATACCAGCCATGCTCTTCGCAATCTAGTATACGTTGGGTAATCTGTAACTGTTTCATGCTTGCCTCCCGCATTTCTGCTGTATTGGCCTTAACATAATATCAGTTTGCTTTACGGAGTAAAGACTTCCAACAATTCTACCATAAAAAAAGACCCCGTTAGGAGTCTCTTTTAAATTCATCTTTGGCTATAGCCGTTAGCCCTACCACTACGCAAATTATCCCATACAGAACCACAATACACCTCGAGAGTTATTAAGCGGGGATTATAGGGGTAATCAGCTATGATCGAAAATGACGGTTTATCATGCAAGTTATACCATAAATGATATAGGTTCGTTCTCGATCACTGGTGAACCACGCCAGCTTCAAAGGTCGGGGGAACCTCGATCTAATTACAGCGGGTATTACCCCATGCATCAGTCCGGCAAGTTGTTCGGCTGCTGCCGTTGGTAATTGTTGTATTACCCCAAGCGTCTTTTCTCGCCGTTGTGCCGTCACTTCCTCGGGTGTTGCCCCAAGCGTCAGTCTTATAGGTTGTGCCATCGCTTGATCTTGTATTGCCCCAAGCGTCTTTTGTATATGTTAGGCCGGTACCACTGTCTCGGGTGTTACCCCAAGCATCCGTCCTAAGTGTACCGCCATTTCCTCCATCACAGTTATATTTAGTGTTCCCCCAAGAGTCGTGCTTATAAGTGCAGGCAGCGTTACTGCTGGAAGAATAAGCGAACAAAGCGACTAGCGCCACAACTATTCCAATTTTCATAAATGACACCTTTTTTCTGTGAGTTTCTAAGATTAATTTATCAGCCAAGAGATCTATTTCTGCAATCATAGCGGCTATTTCTTTTTGCTTATCAGTCATCGTTTACCCCTCGTTGTTAAAAGAAAATTTATTCCGGCACTTATCAAGCGCAGCTTCTATCAAAATCGCTGGCTTCCTACTTCTTAGCCACTCTTCACCGTTCCAGTAGTAACTAAAGTTATGCGTGCCAATTTTATAAAACAGGCCGTTAAGATTACCAATAGCGCCTTCAGGTATGGCTTCAGTTACATCAATTAATCTTTTCATTGTCCCACCTCATAGCCTGCAAACTCTTCAGGCTGCACGTTAAATACATCGTTATATACTTCCTCAACTATCTCACTTAGGTGGCTTTCTAGTGACAGGTAGATGTCATCACGGATAATATTGGAAAGGCTTTGATTATTAGATTTAATGTAAAGCTCATCTATAAACCCAGTCCTGCAAGACGTAACAGGTGGAAGCATGTCATCCCACCAGCTCGGAAAGTTAATTAAAAAGTTGTAGCAAATCTCATCTTTGTGGCCATCGGTATAGTCGATAAGCTCACAAGTGAAGTGCCGGTACTGAGGGGCGTATTCTGGCAATGTGTCAGAGAGCCAATCTTTAAAAGCGCGGAGTGAATCAGACATTAGCAAACCCCCTTTAGGCAGTCGTTATATTCCATAGTTGAAGCCATGCAGTACAGTGAGAATAAAACTACAGCAGCAATAATGCCCATGCGGTTGTCTTTTTTGATTTCAGCAGCTTGGTCGATTTGGTTTAGCTGGCTGTAACTAAGCGAATGCTTGTTCATTACGCCACCTCCTGATTGTAATAAGCCCAAGTCCCAAAAGCTGGCTTTCTGCCTTTAAACTCTTCAACCCAGCGATCTAAGTTATAATCGTTTAGCTTGTAAACGCCAACAGTCGCGCAATCGAGGTAGCTCATATCAGTGGGGTGTACCCAGTAGAAGTAGCCGTTACCTTTAACCAATTCCCAGCCAGCTTCAATCTCTTGAATGGCTTGATTGACTTTTTTCATTGTAAGCTTCATTTTGTAAATCCCGTTTCGTTGAATGAAATGTAATTATTGTATTATCCTTTACAAATGTAAAGCTTTTAGAGACAAATAAATCAATTAATTGTACGAAACTGGCTCATAGCTCTCACTAGCAAGCATTTTCTTATGTTCTTCCCTGTAATGTTTGGCTATCTCAGCCCTCAAAAGCTTGTTAGTCTTCATCAGTACCTGCCACTTCTCCCGCAGTATATCCAGATGCCCTTGGCCTTTGTATTGCTCAAGCCATGCGGTGAAGTCTAAAGGGTTGGCGGTAAAGGTCAGGTGACAGTAATGGCAAAGACATACAGCGTTCATCATTGACCATCTAACGGACTTTGCAGCCCTTCCAAATATGTGGGCGCATTCCATTCTGCCGTCTTGCTTATGACAATGCTCACACTCAAAGCCAGCCTTCTGCCTTACTACGTCACTAAACCACTTATCTGCTGCATCCCGTTTAATAGCCATTAGCCCTCAACCTCTTTAATAAGGCGCTCAAGATACCATTTGCACTTGTTTAAATCCTGTAGCGGGTTGTCAGGGTGCTTTGTTTCATATCTCCACAGGTACTTCATTGCGGTGGCTTTGAGGTGTCCCCTAAAAGATTCAGCACTCATAGATGCTTTCATACAATCAATGGCCTCGACAGCCCCAGTCTTATAATGATCTGGGTTGATCGCATCTTTTTTGACTTCTAGGTTTATGCTGTGGCATTCAGCCATAGCTCTATCAATTTTGTTTTCCACCGCTGGTATTTCCTTTCTCAATCTTTCCCAATCTCTCACATCTGGATCAACCATTATTCTTCCTCCAATAATTCATCGCTGTATTCAATTTTGTTAGGAATAACATTAAGGCACTCAACGCATATACCGTAAGCAGCATCATCGTCACCAATCCAAAACTCAAGAACACTCGAGCAATCATCACAGAACTTGCGGTGAAGCTGCATAGTTTTCGGTGGAAAGTTAATAACGTCACCCATTTTAGCCCTCTACCTTAATCTTGACCCGTGAATCTTCGCCGTGATCTTTATGATAGACCACGGCAGTCATAGAACGCTCTGAACCGTAGCCTGAGTCTGAATGCCATTGATCTGTTGCAGTTAGGCTACCCCAGTGTTCAAAGTGCATAGAACCCACCTCTCTCGCCGTGTGGTGGTGAATGTGGCCAAGGTGACAGTATCTATTCTTTGACTGGCTCCACTGATCATCAAGATTCTTAATAACCACCTGCAATATCTGCTCATGCTTCATACGGTCGCCGTGATGGAAGACAAACAGGTTGTTGTACCACTGGTAGTGAATGAACTTGGAATAGTTTTGTAGGACGTTGACGCGCTTTTCTTTACTGTAAAGCAGCTCAAGGCAGCTAGATAAATGGCAAGCCATATCTGAATCGTGGTTGCCCCTGACGTTAATCACTACAACCTCTTTGTGAGTCTCTAACATCTTATCAATCAGAACCTGAAACAACCGGCCAGCCAACTTAAAGGTCTTGCCGATACGGGTATCAACATCGACCGGAGTTCCTTTAGTCGTAGTGTTGGCGCTGGAATCGGCATGGAAAAAATCACCCACGTTTAGCAGCACTCCTACCTCAGCATTGCCAACCCTGTTAGCTAGTCGGTCAGTAGATTCAACAAGTATCTTAGTCGCTATCTTTACGTCCCAGTCATCGTCATCAACCTTAGTCTCGCTGTCAGCAAGCATTCCGTAGTGATGATCGCCAATCATATACATGGCTAGATAGTCTGCGTTGTTTTTCTTAGGGGCTTTTGCTGGCTTCTTAAACTCAGTCAGATCGTCCTTCATGCCCTCGAGCATAGCGTCCAGCTTCTGCTTCATGCTGCGCTTCTCTGGCTCCTGAATAACCCACTGCAATGCAACAGACCCGTCTTCCTTGTAAGCGGTAGAGACTCTCTTAGCCTCAAAGCCTTCCATCGTTTCGCGGTCTACGCTCTTATGAGGCGCAACAGCTTTTGATGCTGCACGCGCTTCTAGCCTTTTAAGCATTAAATCAACTGTCCTGCGTCCACACCCCAGCGCCTTTGATGCTTTGTTATTAGAGCCGTGTTCAATGACAGCTTGGATTACCTCAACTTGCCTTTCGTTACTTGCAAACCTTAATAACTCTTGCGGACTCATCTTAGCCATTGTTATTCCTCTTGTTTTCGCTTCAGCGCGGTGTACTCATTGTACTGCGGTAAGGATAATAATACATCCTTTTCAGCAGCCCATGCGTAGACCTGATCCATAAAGAAACACATTTCACCCTTTTTCTTTGGCAGTGGCATTACCTGATCAGAATATGTCTCCTTCCCTATTGAGATTGAATGAGTGCCAAGAAACATACTCTTCATCATAAACTTCATGCCTTCTTCGGTGGCATTGGGAACCTTCTTCAAAAAGACTTCCGACATCTCCCTGCACCAGATATGGAACAGGGCATTCTGACCAAGTGATCGCGGGTCATCGTAAGGCTCAAACTTGATAACAAGTGGCGTTGAATAATCCCAGCTCTCCACCCTCTTTAGCAGAAAAGGCAGTTGTGTCTCTACCGCCTTCTTGCTGTTGATTCTAACGTGATCGCCTTGGCTCATAACTTAACCCTCAGCCACTTATCTGAAAGCTTCATGTCAGGAGTTTCTAGCCGATCATAAAGCCCCTCTCTGCCACTGTTGTTCCCACCGAAGGCCACCTGAGTTGGCCTAACTTCCTTATCGGTGATAGCGCACTTTTGCTTCATTCTGCTATGCATTGTTTTATCATTCACGCCGATGATTAAACCAATCTCAGCAAGCGTATATTTAGCGCCAGTAACTAGCTTTTCGTGCTTTCCTTCAAAGACATACTGGATAGGCTTCTTGCCAGCACTGCGCGGCTCATAGGTTCTCTTAGGCATTCCGTAAAACTCCGTCAAAGTAAAAGCCACGGGTACTCAGGTAATGTTCTTTCATCATCTGAGCGTCTTGAGGGTCTAGCCAAGTAACGTCTGTTAGCTGCATATCAAGCGTAAGCGACTTAATACTGACTGGCGCTGCGGTTATCCCTTGAGGGTCTAGCTTTGCTGCCTGCTTACCTATAACGGCTGGACTGCTACCACCTCGGTCTTGTGATCGTGATAGCCAGCTATTTACAAAGCGTTTAATGCCTGCTTTGGTTTTTCGCTTCTTAGGGTTAGCGTCAAGCCAAGATTCCATTGCTCTTAGCTCTTGGAAGACATCGACTGCTGGATAGGCTTTAGCCCATGCGATCATGTCCGTGTCTTCAGGCTCCCAACGTTCTCCAGTATTAAGAATCATTCTTCACCCCCATCGAATATTCAGATACATGGCACTTCTCACCGTATCGGTTAGTCACTGGAACCATTCGGCTAGTAATCTTATGGCCTTGCTTCTTCAAGTTACTGATCCGCGAAGCCAGCCTAAAGATACCAAGTTCATTCAAGGCTTGAATGCTGGTAATAGTTGGGTTGATAGATAGGTAATCGAGTAATCTTTCTTCTTGTTTCATTGGTGAACCTCCTACAGTTCTAGTTTAATCGTAATTCCAGCCTGACAGCTTCTGGTGTATTTCAAGCATTGACTGGAAATCAATATCGCAATATTTGCCCATAACTTCAACCCTGACACCTTCGTCATCAAATGATTCGCAATCAGGATCAAACCAGATTAAGCCATCATCGCCATCAGTATAAAAGCAACCAACGCCGCCATCTGATATGTAAGTCTTGTAATCAGGCTGAAAAGAACTAATCCAATCTATAAAATCTGAATTAGTCATTCCTAATAATTCACTTGCTGTCTCTATATGATCCATTCTCTTTCCCCTAAGCTCGGCAAGCCTCGCCAAGTGTTTCATTAAATAAGTTTTTATGCATATTGTTTACTAAAATATACATTTCCTATAGATGTTATAAACCCTTTTACTTCGAAAAGTAAAATTTAAGAACTAAGGGCTAAAGCGACTTAGCGGTTAAAACAAATGCTTGTATCGTATATCCAAACTATTCACAGCTAAAAACCGATTTAACTGTAAGGCTCTGTAGAGAGGGTCAACCCTGTATCTGTCGTTTAATTTAAGGAACCGACAGCCTAAAGCCCAAGCACTGTTTGCAATATAAGAAAGGAGTTGGTGTGGAC